TTGAAACCCATTTCAGCAAGGTCTGACAGCGTTACGCGCATGTTTCTCGCAACGTATGGGCAATCGTCCAGCAACGGCGTTGTCCAATCACGTTTGACCAAAAGATCTTCCGGGGGAAACGCCTCTACTTTGATCGTTGTTTTGTCTTTGTAGCTGCAAATGCGAGCGTTGTACAACTCAGGCCCCATTACAGGCTGGCCGGTGTACGGGTCAATCATCGGCTGACCGTCAGGTCCTGCTATCGGCTGCGGTTTAAGCGGTGTTGCGGCCTCGATCTCGGCATCCTCACCAGCTTCTTGCAGCAACATCGTGAGCATTTCAGCCGTTGCGCCCTGCACTGGCGTCACGTCCTTCGTGCGCTTGGTTTCCTTGCGCCACATAACAGCGCAGTTCTTCACTAGCAAAGCGTCCTTAAACGCGGTGTAAAGCGTCAGAAAGCCGGGGTTTGACTTGTAGAAAACGTAGTTGCAGGTGTCCGTCGCTTGCTCTGCGGCTTTTACATCCTCTTGCTTGCTCGGCTCAAAGCTAACCGCCTGGTCCGTGCTGGTGAAGATTTTCAGCAGGCTTGGCAATATCCACTCAACCGTATCCTGCACTTCAGACGTGACGATAGACGACCAGCCTACTTCTTCCGTGCCGTAAGGCTGGCGAAAATACTCCTTCATTGCCGCCTCGCGCTCAGTGCCCAGGCGACCCCATGTAAAGGCGGCGCTATCCTCTTCGAGCGTTTGGCAGTGGCTAAGTAGCTGGTCGTCTGTCATTTTCGCCATTACTGCGCCTTGATCCTGTTAATGCTTTCGCGCAGCTTCCAGGTGTCCCGCTGCCGGGTTAGCTCCTGAATCTGGTGGCGCATCTCATGCATAGTGGCAAATCGTGCGTCTGCTTCATTGCGAATGGCTGCGTACTTTTGGCCCATCGCCCAGATTCCGATACGCATACACAATGAGAGGTAAAGCTGGCGCATTAGTTGGCCTGCGCTTTCTTTTCTTGTTCTGCAACCCATGCAAAGAACTCAGGGCATCCGGCATAACGCTTGTCTGGATAGCCAGACTTTGTGAGGCGTTTGACCAAGGCAAACACCTCATCAGGGATTGGGTACTGCCCCCAGTTGCCCATCCATACGTTTAACGCGCTCATTACTTGCCCTTTTTGTGGGCTGTAGGCACTTCAACCACTACCGTTTTGGGCGTTGGCATCAAGTGATCTGCAATTGCTTCAGCAGCGTCAATGCGGCCACGACCCAGCATTTTCAGGGCTTCGATCAGTTGTTCTTTTGTCATGCGAGGCGTTTCCTTGTGTATTCAATTGGTTTCTGCGGGCCTGCGTTGCCCATCTGGTCAACAGCCATAGCGGCATAGCGAAACATGTCTGCGCCGTGCGAGTGTTCGTCATGTAGCGGTGCGCCTGCTTCGCTGGTTCGTTGGTTTATCGAGCGTTGATACCGCTTCAAATGCTCCAGCAGGTCGGCTGTCTTGGTGTCGTCAAAGTAAACACGCGGGAACATCAAGCGAGCGGCTTTAATGCCTTCTTCAATGCTGTCAATCGGCAATACAACAGGCTTGCGGCCCATTGCTTGCAGGTGTTCTTCGGTGCTTTTGCCGGTCTTGAAGTCACGCGCTCGCCCGTCATGCGGAATAAAGTCGCTGCCCCAGCGCCACGGCCTTTTCTCAATCTCTGCGACGTAATAATCGAGCGTGCGGTGGCTTTCTTCGATGTAGTCAATGCAACGTACTTCAGCGCCTGAGCGTTGGAAGAAACCGATGCACATGCTGTCGTTCCAACCTAAATCCCATACGGTATGCACCGACATAAGCGGGTCATACGGCACAGGACGCACGCGTTGTTCTGAATACAGCCGTTCGATCTCAAAGCGGTAAATAGCGCCCTCAGACACCCGTTTAGGCTCGCCTTCCCAAATGTTCGAATAGTTGTCAGGGTCGCGGCGCTGCGTCTCCTGGCGCTCCTTCTCCAATACTGCGGGCCACCAAGGGTTATCACGCCAGTTCATTTGCACCACAAACGCATCAGCCGGGGCTTTGACGACAAACCGTTGATAGGTTTCGTCGGTCTCCATATCGGGATTTAGTGTTATCCAAACCTCCGAACCGTCCTTACGAATCGTCGGTGTTAGCACGTCCCATGAGCGTTTGGTCACGGTCTGCGCCTCTTCAACCCACACCCTATCAACACCTTCAAACGACTTGATCGACTCAACGGTGTGCTGTGCCAAGCCTGCAAACAGGAAAAGGCTACCGTTCTTACAGCGGATTTCAGTGTCCAGCACTTCATACATGTGACCCAGGCCCATTGCCTGAATCTGATCACTTAGTAGGCGGTGAACTGAGTCCTTGATCGACTTCTGAATCTCGCGCGCGCAAAGCACACGAAGCGGCTTCTGCGCAGCTTCGATTAGTAAAGCGCGGGCATAACCCCATGATTTGGCACTGCCACGGCCACCATGCGCCACTTTCAGGCGATTCGGCTGGAATAGCGGAGCCAGCTTTACGGGAAGTTCTACCTTCATTGCCCAACGAAGCTAACTGTTAGATTGTGGTCAACCGGCCCACCGTTTGCGCCGGTTAGTTCAACGCCCTTTTGCTCTCGCCAATCCCGAGGGAATCGCGCCGCCATGCTTCGTGACCAGACAGCACTATTAAACGTCCCTGACCCTTGAGGCATCACCAGGTTCATTCGCCCTTGTTTTTCCCACCAAGCCTGCGAAAGCAGTTTCGCTAGCGTAAAGGCTTCGGAAAACTCAGGAAATGCAGCGGGCCAGTTTTCTTCAAGGGTCTCTCTGTGTACGCCCAAATGAGCCGCCATCTCGACAACGCTCATTCCTGTAGCGGCAAGCTCGATCACCGCCTCGCAGTATTCCGATTGATAAGTTGTTGGCCTTGCCATATACATTCCTTCGGGGCCTTTAGGCTTATCCGCGCCATACGCGCAATGAAAAAAGCCCGCTGGTTTATGGCGGGCGAAGTTGTTTGTTGAAGTGCTACACGCTTAAGTGCGCGGTGACAATCTCACGCACTGCTGCGGGGTCTGCCTTGCTGATTGAAATGACCTTGCCAATGATTGCATTTAGCGCTTTGAGCTTGCCGCTCTTGTATTGCGTGATCAAAGGCTGGTCTACGTCCTGCAATGCGCAAAGAATGCACGGTGTGTCAATGCGTATTGATTTGCGTTTGGCTTGTCCGGCTCGCTTGGCTCTTTTGTGGCCGGGTAGCGTAATCGCTCTTTTTCCAGCTATCCAGCGACTAGCGCAGGCTCTTAGGTCTGCTTCAGGAAATCTCATTAGGATGCGGCTTAGATACCAGCCTACGGCGTGCATTTGCTCAATGCTGAGTTGATGCTTGATGCGATATTCAACCGCGATTGTTATTTCAGGTTGTTCGCAAATCAACATTGACAGACCTTCAATCAAAACCCATCGGGTTTACGCCTAGGCGCTGGGTTGACCGTTCCCGCCGTGTGGATGGTGCGATGCCATCGGAGATACAACAGCGTTTAACCGCGCTGCTCGCGCCCACACTGCGCGATGACTCGGCAATAGGTGCCGTCTCTCCGGCTGTCACCGCATACACGGTCATATAGGTGCGGGCGCGCTCTCTTTGCATTTAGCGTAGGAGTGTGTGAGCGGCCCGCTTAACGAGAAAAGCCGCCTGATACTGCTATCGGCGGCTTTTAAATTTGATGCATCAATCGACTGCAACCCTGTGGAGTTCGTCCCGCCAAAGATTCATCAAAACGGCTGCTGACTCAATGTAGTCTGACCTAGTATGTGCAGTGCCTAGTATGACTATTGACCCGTGTGCTTGGGGTTTGAATCAACATGCGTTTTGATTGTGGTTCTGCAATTGCTTACGCCCCACACGCGCATATTACGCCTATTTGTTGGCTTTGTGCAATATATTTGCGATTATTTGCCGCTCGCATTTAACGCTGTAGATTTTGCAGGCCAATAAATATTTCCTATCGGGCCTTCCCAATCCTTGTAGTCACGCACATCCCGCAGCCTATCGCTGCCAAAGAGTTGCACTCGTCTAGCCTCGTCGTCGTCATACCGCAACACTCTGACAATCCATCTAAGCCCGCCCGCTTGCCCGTAATCACCGGGTTTGGTTTTGCGTGGCTTTCTTTGAATGGACGTGGCCCAATAAAAACCCTCCTCCTTTGGCGCGTCTTTTATCACATCACCCCCGCCGCGCTTAACCTAGTCATCAGTGCGCTTTTAGCCGCCATCAGTATTGCAGCGCGTGCCAACGGGTCAGCCGGTAGCCTTGCGCTTGTCCATACACTGACGCCTGTGTAAAGGTTGCGCGCCTTGATCTGTATAGCTGTGCGGTGGCTTGGCTCAAGCTCAGAAATGTGGAAATCCAGCGCTTTCATCGTGCTGTTGTGCTTTGCGTTATCCAATACTTCGTCAGCGTCCTGCCATTGCCTGCTGCTTTTAACGTCGGTAAACATTGCACAACTACCGCTCTGGGAAACGTGCCTGAAGTTGCTGGCCCAGCAATGCCAATCCGTCAAAAGTGCGTCAAATATGTTGTCAATGTCGTTGCGCATCATGCGTTTCCCTTTTGTTTGTTATCGTGTGGCCCGGTCTTGACCTCGGTTGCTTGCCTCCTTTGAGCGCCAGATTTCCACCCTTAGTTGCGCGGCGATAAGCTTCCACTTCAATTCCTCCTCAATCTCTACCGCTGCTTTGATGCCGCCTAGAAGCCCTAAATAGTCTTCGTGGGCATAGGCGTACTGCTCACGCTCGACGGCACTCTTAGCGGGTGATTGACCCATCAGGATTGCTTTTTTGCTCTTGCGGAATTCCTCCAAATAAACGCGCTGCGCTTTTGCGCCTGCGAATTTGCCGGACGCGGAAATAATGAAATCGACTGCGGCATCGGGGTTGCGTAGGTCGTCGCTCATATCAGCCCTTTGTTGGTCAAAATCACCAGCGAGCGCATATGCCCATGAAACCAATCTAGATCAACCTCAGCGCGGCTCATGTTCGGCACGCCTTGTAATTGGTCGTATGCAGCATCGCAAGCAGTGCAGGCATAAGCGCCCGCAACGTCGATTGATTTGATTGACTTGCCTTTGCCTGCAGCGCCGTGCCTGCAGTGGCTCCAAATGGTGTATGCCGGGTCACCTTTGCAAACCCCAATAATCCGCACCTGGCAGTCCTCACCGTTGGCGCTTTTGGTGATCTTGCTCATTTAAGACACCCGATTGCACGTAAGGCGGCTTCTGGCGAGTCAACCACGGACAGAGGCCCACCTACCCATGCCCTGTGAAAATCAACCTGCGCCGGGGTCAGCGCCTGTTTTGACTTGACTTTCGCACCGTCTTTTATTTCCATAAGCATCGTTTGCCCACGGAATGCAATCAACAGGTCAGGCACACCGTTGCCGACTGCAGCAAGGCTTTGCACGAATGCACCGGCAGCACGCAAGGCTGTGACAACCTGCGTTTGATTAGCGTCGATCTTTGCGGCGCGCCTCATGCTGTGACCTCATATTCCTTTTGCGCCATCTCGCAAAAAATGCCACATTGAATCTCCGGCTCGGTTTGGTAGTCGCCAGTGCCTACGCGCAATTCGTCTAAAAATATTCTTTGCTCACCGTCTTTTGTCAGCCTTGCACCTATTCGTCTTGACACTGCGGCCATGCGGTCAAACTCGGCAGGGAAATCGTCGCGGATTTTGTTCCAATAACCAGCTCCTGATGCTTTTACGCACCCGATGCAGTTGTTGTGCTGATAGCCCAATTTGTACATAACAGGCAACTCAATTCCTGCCTGCTCAATCATTGCCAAACAGTCAGGATGCTCCAGGCCACGTTCCATAAGTGGCGATACCGCGTCTATGTTGTTTGCATCAAGAAAACTATCCCAGCGGCCTTGTTCTTCTGCGCAATAGCCGAAAACATGCTTGTCTTCTGGTTTTTGAAAATCAAGCCGTACCTGCTTTTTCAGTAGCATCGTGCAAGGCGCGCCAGCTATACCGCTTACATACTTGCGCTTTTCAAACACCGCATAAATGCTGCCGTTGTACTTTTCGCTGATTAGGTTCGTTATCGGCATACCGAACCACAACTCGCAATCAGCGGCAAATCTATCGTTGTCGGGGTGCTCCTCTTTGACAATGCAACGGGCGATAACAATCTCACGCCCCGCATATTGGGTAATGGCTAACTTGGTGGCGACCGCACTGGCAGCACCACACGAGAACCAACAAACCACGCGGCTCATGCTTTCACCCCCGCGCTTTCACAGCATCCAGCCGCGCAAACCAATCCACCCTGGCCTGCGTCACAGCATCCGGCGCTGGCTGGTGCTTGGGGCAAGTTGCGACTGCTGGTAAATATTCCCAGTTCGGCATATGCGCGCAGGGTGCTAGGCCGTGTTTCGCCAGCTTGCTTGTCTTTAGTTTCCAGTTTTGGCAGTTGATGCAAGTCATTCATTAGTCCATTCCCCTAGAAATTGTTTAACTACAGTAAGAGGTTCTTAAACCCTGTATCGCCTTTGGTGGACGGACCTAGCCTTCCTTAGCTGGTCCTTCACATATCGCCCTTGGAGCCACATGACCCGGTAGCCTTTTCGTTCACAGGTGCTGCCTTCGCCGCCTGCCGGGGTGTTTCAGAACTTCCTCACAGTCCCCCGCTCTTCCTGCGCTGCTGTCGTTATTGCTATTCCGACCAGCACAGTGCTTGTTTAAAAATCTCGCTACATCCGGCGCGCTTTCATGAGCAATTGGCAGACAGCCATCAAGCCGTTTTTCTTGTGCACATCGTTAGCGTCCTGTCCTTCGGTCTCGCTCATGCAATACGGCAGGCCAGAAGCCTTTGCAGCACGCTCGCCAGCACCTGATTTGTCGTTGTCTGCAAAACAGTAGCCACGGCCTTTAACAGCCGCTGCAACGTGAGCCATGTTTGAGTCTGAAAAGCAGACCATCACAGCCGCGCTTAAACGCATCTGGCGGGCTGCAAGTTCGATAGATAGGCCAGTGGCATAGCCTTCACAGAAAATCGTTTCCTGCGCCCGTTGTGGGCCTAAGCGAAGCACTGCACCCTTGGCTCGCATACCCGGCAGCATTTTCTTGTCGTAGTGGCGTTCTTCGGTCACCCAAACGATGCGCTGCGCACCTTGCAATTCGTTGGTGAAGGCGTTGCGCATCGGCACGATCAGCGCGCCGTCGGCGTCAACAAGCCCGAGCGTGTCGCCCAAGCCCTTGCTGTGCAGGTAGTTGTGTTCTTTTGGCCCACAGGCACGCAACAGCATTTGCGCGGCCAGTGCGGCATTGCTCCAGCCTTGTTCCTGACGCGATTCGGTAGCCTTGCGGCGCTCTGCCCAGGCTTTGCGCTGTTCTTCAGTGAAGGCTTTTTTCTCGCCACCATCAAACCAGTTGATATCACCGCCTTGCGCCCAATCGCTAACCCAGCCGCGCAAACCATCCCAAAAGAATGCGCCGTTTTTACCGCGTGGCTTGTCGAGCGTTGCGCAGCGCTGCACCCGGTCAGCCGGATAAAGGCGGTCAATCTGCAAACCGTGGGCAATGGCGAATGAGTGGAAATCGCTCATGCTGTTGCAGCCTGTCTACCTTTGGAAAAGGCAATGTTTTTAGACTTGATTTTGTTCATCAGGGCGCGGCTGATCGGTGCACCGGGCGTGTCGTCAATCGACCAAGACCTAGGAGGCCATGTACCCACTACATCTTTGAAAATGTGCGCTGCACGGCCTTGCTGCTTGCCTGGTGCGCTATGCGAACGGGCATAACTGCAAACTTGCTGCCATAGGTGTTCGTGGTTGTCGGCGGCTTTCACCTTGCCGATGTTTACTTCACGCATTTCACCGGGCAACTGCTCAACATCTGCAGGCTTTTCAATCTCAAAACCGCACGACATACACCGCGCTTTGAAGGGCTTGAAGCCACATGACGGGCAACCCTTCAGATCGTGTTCTTCAGGCTCTTTACGGATGGCTTTATCCAGCTTTTCGCCCATATCAAGCTCAGACAAGCCGTTATAAAAAATGTCCGTGTAGTCTTCAACAAACCGCAAAATATTGCCGCTGTGGTCGAGCAGGATGCAATCTTGTTTGCCCGTCTCAGGCGATGACCGCAGGCCACGTCCCCACATCTGGATCGCAGTTGACAGCGACTTGCGCAGCGGGCGGCAATCGACAACACAGCCAACGTCTGGCACATCAAAGCCCTTTGCAAGCGCTTCGACGCTTATCAAAACGCGCAAGGTTGAATCAGGCTTGCGGTATTCGGTCAGCAGTTCTTTTCGCTCTGACGGCGTGGTGTCCGAACAGAAAACCGCAGCCATCACACCAGCGCCGACAAACTGCCTGCAGAGTTCTTCGCAATGGGCAATCGTTGCGCCAAAAACGATGGTCTTACGGTTCTCGCCCAGCTTCACCCACTCGCTGACCACATCGCCGACAATTTCCATGCCGCGCTTGGCTGCTGCGCCGTCAGTCCATTCACCGCCTGCAGTCTCAGCACCGCGCATATCCGGCGTGGTGCACGAGAAAACGCGCATCGGAACTAAGACGCCCGATTGCGTCAACTCGTTCATCGTGGTGGCATTCACCAGATTCGTGAACAGCTTGCCCAGGCCAGCGCTAAACGGCGTGGCAGACAAACCAACGACCACAGCGCGGCATTTGTTAATGTGTTCTGTCCAGCCTTTTAGCTGGGTGTGCGCTTCGTCAATGATGATTACGTCAGCTTCAGGCCATTCGCGGCGCGCCAATGTCTGAGCGCTGGCAATCTGAAACGGGCGGCTGTAATCAGTGCGCCAGTGGCTGGCCTGAATAATTCCATGCGCCGACAAACCGTAACGGTCAGCGGTTGCGCTGGTCTGGTCAATCAAGGTTGTGCGGTCACACACAAAGATTGCCCGCTTACCCCTGGCAAGTGCCTCATGCGCGATACGCAAACCAAGATACGTTTTACCGCTACCTGTAGGGCTCATGAGCAATTGATTTTTATGACCGGCCTTCACACCCTCGCGCAGCTTTTGATGTGCATTCGTCTGAAACGCTCGCGGCGCAGGAAACTGCACGCTGTGATAGTTGGTGTAATCGGCCATGATTTACTTGCCCTGTGCCTTGTCCAGCATCTTGCGCAGTGACTTGACCCGGCGAATCAGTTCATTGCATTGATTCATGTAGCCGTCACGCTGGCTTTTCACAGAGGCAAGTTCCATGCGCTGGCGCTCGTTTTCAATCAGTAGCGCGGCATTGGGGTCGTTTGACTCAAGCAGAGCCATAACGGTGTCCAGGTCTGCCTTTGCTGCGTCTTGTGCAGCCTTAAGTTCAGCCTCTGACGGGCCTGCATAGTCGTCGTCTTCAGGCTCTACACGCGCAAAGCCGCTCCCACCCACTGCAACATTCCGCTCGTGTTCCGCTTTGACGGCATCACGATGTATTTGTACCGATGGAGCTGCCCTGCCAATATTGGCGGTGTTTTGCTCGTAGGTCTTACCGTTACGCTCTACAGTGCGGGTAGTTAATGCATCTTGGGAAATTCCCAAGATAGCGATGCGGCGGGCTGCGACTGTTTTGTGGTCAACGTGACACTGTTTTGCAATCGCGTTGTCGCTCCATGTCGTCCACTCTGGATCATTGAGCATTCTTTCAATTGCGTTGCGCTTGTCTGCACTGCTTGGGGGCTTGCCATGCTTGCCGTTTGCCCCCAGGCTGAAAAGAATCGCATCGCGCTTTGTGCCGGGTGTGATGATTTCAAGAATGGTTTTCTTGCCTGCTTTTTTCGCCGCAAAGTAACGGTGAAATCCATCGGCTAACCAGCGGTCTTTACCATCAAAGAAAACAGTTACGGGCGGGAAGACTGCGCCAGCTAAATAAGCATCGGCGTAGGCGTCAACGGTGTCTTGATCAAGTTCGACACGGGTTTGTGTGTCGCCATCAATGCGAATCAGGTGTAAATCAAGCATTTATTTACCGTGTCCCGGTTTGTAGTTGTCGTAGGCATCAAGCCAAATGGCGCAGCTAATAGAGCGCAGACGTATCACTGAAGCAAGAAAACGCACCAGCCTCATGCTGGTGTCCCATAACTTACGGGCTTTGCGTTAGCGCCATCCCGCGAAGAGCCCATGCTGTTGCCGGTGTAGCTGCCCTGCATTGCGCTGTTAACGTAGGTTTTTGGCGGTACTAGGCTGGTGTCTTTGGTAGCTGCGTAGAGTTTTTGGGCTTGCGATTCTTTGCGCTGGAGGATGCGGCTTAAGGTCATGCTGCTGCTCCGGTTGCTTTGGCGATTGCTTTGCTGGCGTTTCTGAATTCAAGGCTGCTAAGGTCTACGCCGGTCGGGTAGTCGCTTGATAAGTTGTTGTTGATGTAGTTATCCAGAGCAACTAGCGCCTCCAGCAACTCATCACGCTGCACTTTGTAAAAATGCACGTCACACAGAAGGCCAGCTTCATCAATGTTTATTGCGTAGCTGCCGCAAATTGAACAAGTGTTTCTCATGCGACCGCCCGAATGCCGCCACGGGCTTTAAGGTGTTCCATTGCCCTCATGGCGCGTTCCATCGTTTGCGCAGCAGCATTCATTACTTCGACCAGCTTCACAGCTTCGTCGGCTGGCGCTTTGCGATCTGGCCGCGCATGTAGCGATTCGTCGCAGGCGTGGTACAGCGGGTCGTAGCACTCGCAATAGGACATCAGCCGCATCACTTGACCATAAGACAGCTTCTGCGTGCCGGTAGGTGTGCAGCAGTCCTTCAAACGCGCATAAGCGCTCTCAGGCTTCATATCTGGAAACATGTGTGCAGCCACCAGCTTGAAGGGTTTACCGCTGTTGCCGATGGCTGTGGCGATAGCGTCGTATTCGTCGTCGTAAAAGAGCTTCATAAATCTCGCCGTAATAGTTAGGGGTGTTTAGGGGTGACTCAAACGGACAAAAAAATGACCATCGGTACATGGTCAACAAACAAACTTTCATCACCGCCCACGAAGCCGCCTTGGCTGGCCTGCATCCGCATATCAAGGGCGATCAGTGCTTGCATGGCTTAGATAGCCTTTGCAGGGGCGGCGACAAACCAGCTTGGCTTGATTTCTTTGAGCTGGTAGACCCGAAGGTCTGGAACCAATTCCCCCCACTGAGACACGGCAGAAACCGTGATATTCAACAGATCGGCGAGAGCTGTAGAACCGCCCGCGAGTTTTATTGCTGCATCAGTTTTCATGCCTCAAATTTAGCACACTTAACAAATGATTGCAAGCACACTTAACAGTTTAGGTGGCTTAATTCTTGGCATGACACTTGCCGACAGAATCAAAGAAGCCATGGGCGTGAAGACTGCCGCCGACATTGCGCGTGCTACAAGGCGCACGCCTGCTGCCGTCACCCAATGGATGGACGGCACGACAAAAAGCCTAAAAGCAGAGACTGCTGATTTATTGGAGAAAGCTACTGGCTACCGTGCAGGCTGGATAATTACCGGCAAGGGGCCGAAAACGCTTGAGAACGTACAGGACGGGCCGGTTGTCCGTGGACTGGTTCCGTTGATCTCGTGGGTGCAGGCTGGTCAGTGGAATGGCGTGATTGACAATTTATGCCCAGGCGATGCAGAGCAATGGATGCCTTGCGTTGCGGCCCACAGTGAATCAACCTATGCACTTAGGGTGCGCGGCGACAGCATGACCGCACCCAACGGGAATTCCCGCACCTACCCTGCAAATTGCATTATTTTTGTAGACCCCGACAAGCGTTGCCCGATGAATGGCGACCGTGTTATCGCAAAGTTAACAAGCGCGGATGAGGTCACTTTCAAGATTTACAAAGACGAGGACGGGCGCAAATGGCTGCAACCATTGAACCCCAATCACGAACCAATACGAGACGAATTTTCAATTCTTGGAACCATCATTGGTAAATGGGAAGACGAGTAACCGCACCCACGCGGCCCGTGGGATATTGAAGGAATGTATGAAAACGATTTTGATTTGTGTTGCTCTAGCGGGTCTGGTCGGATGCGGAACACCTGAGCAACAACAAAATTTAGCCGATGCGCTGCAGAACTACCAGGACACTTTGCAAATGCAGCAGCAGCAAAATATTCAACAACAACAAAATCTACGGCAACAGATGCACCAAAATCGAACCACTTATTGCAGATCGGCTCCAACATATGGCGGCGGCTTCAATACGGTTTGCAATTAGCAATGCAGCTTTGGCGTCAATCGCGCAAGTTTGGGTCGCGTTCAAGTAAGCGCTTTTGATTTCGTAGTTGTTGTAGCTTTGCGGCATCGGAGTCCATGCGCTGCTGCCATATAAACGGCTCAATAACAGCGCGAATGTCTGCATCCAGTTCATCGAGCAACATGTCTGACAGACGCCCGAAAGCCATCTCCGAGGGACTTTCCGTCCACACGGTCCGCTGAATAGGCGCAGCCTCAACAACCTGACTCGCCCTTGATTTAAACCAGCTCATTAGCTTTCCTTTCAGCCACCCTTGAGGTGGTTTTTTTACGTCTGTTCAATAGCACACTAAATTTATTTGTTAAGTGTACTTGACAAGCCAAGTTAAGTAGCCTAAACTTCATTCATCGCAAACAAAACAACGAAACAACCCAAAGCCGAGCGATACGCGGCAAGCCTGAACGATGCAGAGGGCGGGTTTAAGCACTTAGTGCTGATGTTGGTTTGCAGTGTTTAACAACAGGAGCAACAGCATGAATATTGAACAAGCAAAAACCGCTGTACGCAGCGTGCAAAACGCATCACACGTGGAGCTTTCAAGCCTCACCGCGTCAATAGCAGCGCTGTTTAACCGCAGCGGCTGTTTGTCTGAAGCGTGCAAAGCGCTGGTTGTTGACGAACTCGACGACTTGGCAGACCGCGTTGATGCCGATTTAGTACAGCAGCAAATGGCGACTGCTTTTGATAACCACCAAAGGAAAGCAGCATGAGCCGCATAGCACTAGCCCGCCGCGCCGTGCGGTTGTTCAGCACGGATTACGTGCCATTGCGCACCAACAAATTTAACCGCAGGGCTTGGTTGCGATCGGTAGAGTTTTTGGGTGATAAGTGGTTATTGGCTGCACCTATGAAACGTGAGACTGCGATGGAGTTATCAAAATGAAAACTGACTTTCAGCATTTTAAGACCCCAGGCTACACCGAACACCACGCCGGTTATAGCGGGAGTTTTAGCTGGTTTACTAACGCGCTTTTTCCGGGCAAGTGGTTTGTGGTTTGTCATGAAACCAGTTTTGCAAAAGAGGGGGTAAGCCGCGCAGTTGTAGACGATTTTGGAAGCCTTGTGCGGGTGTCAGCATGAACTGTACACATGAATGCCAGCAGGGTCGAAATTGCGTTTGTAGCCGCGCCATCAAACCAGTTAAGCATTGCGACACGATGCACCAGCCATGCCCTAACAAGCCGGAATGCGCGGACGAATGCGACAGCCTGAAGCAGTATTCAGACCAGCATCGGCAGGTAGTGGAAATGGCTGCAAGCTGGCGGGATATTTTTTACTGGCACGACATTGCGGGCGCAATTGGTCTGGTTGTTTTGGCCGGTTTGGTTAGCTGGTACTTTTTTTAAGGCGCGTTATGAGCAAGACACAACGCTTGTTTTTTGTCTGGGATTACAGGTATTTCAGACGACAAGGCCACGGGCGAATCATGGCCGCTATCAAGGCTTTGAAATTAGCTTTTGAGCCTTTACCGTTTTAACCGGAGATTGATATGAGCAACGATTTACTTAAAGTCAGTGTTAACGAACACGCTGAGAAAAAAGGCAACTTGACCTATCTGTCATGGGCATGGGCTTGGACTGAGGTCTTGAAGCAAGATTCTGGCGCGACTTGGGTTGTCCACCTGTACGGCCCTGAAGGAAACACTGAGCCAATGATGCGGATTGGCAAGACTGCGATGGTTCACACGTCAGTCACGGTCAAAGGGCTTCGGCGCGAGTGCTTGCTCCCAGTGATGGATCACCGCAACAAAGCCATTCAAGACCCTGACTCTTTTGCCGTCAACACCGCAATCATGCGCTGTATGACGAAGGCCATTTCAATGCACGGATTGGGCCTTTATATCTACGCTGGCGAAGACTTGCCAGAGGCAGAAAACCCAACACCAGCCAAGGTAACGGCTGTACCTGCGACGTTTAGAAGCAGCCCGACTATGGGCGTTTTAAACAGCCTTGCGCCGGACCGTCAAGCAATGATTGCCGACTATGTCGAGGCAATTGCTATCAGGTTTAACAAAGACGATGTTATGGCCTGCTTTGAGCTTTACAGCGAACTGACCGACTCTGAAGAAAAAATTGCTCTCTGGTCACAGCTTGACAGCAAATGCCGTGCTGCTATTAAAAAGTACGGCGAATCACTTAAATCACAACTGAAAGAAGCAGCTTAATGGCTTACGACAACACAAATTCCGGAATCCTTTCGCGCAATGACCGCAAAGAGCAGCCAAACCACCCAGACTTTAAGGGCCAGATTAACGTAGGCGGCGTGGACTACTGGCTGTCAGGCTGGGTCAAAGAACGCAACGACGGTAGCGGCAAGTTCTTCAGCTTGTCCGTAAAACCGAAGGACGCGCCACCAGCGCAGAAACCAGCCCAGCCAGCGCGTCAGCCGGCGCCAGCCAGCGGGTTTGACGATATGACCGATATCCCGTTTTAGACATGCCTAGCACCGGAGAAGCAAAGAAGGAACAGATGCGGGTGTATTCACGCACACCCGAGGCGAAGGCAGTACGGGCCGCGTATCAAGTCAAATTTCGTGCAGCACAAAAAAACGGCGGTTTTGACGCAATCCCGATCTTAAAAATTGACCCGCAGGCGCTGCTTGCGGCGCTGACAAATTGGAAACAAACATGACGTACCTTTGCCCGACAACGATTAAAACAGCAGGCGAAACATTGCAGTGGATATGCCACGGACAGGCTAAGAAAAACGGTTGGTGGTCGGATATGACCAGCGGCGCAGATTTGACCAGCAAGGGTTATCCGCTGATAGCGCCGACAAAAAACGTCGGCGAACTGTTGTGCTTAGTCCATAGCGAAATCAGCGAAGCGATGGAAGGCCACCGCAAATTGTTGAAAGACGACAAATTGCCGAATCGTTCGATGCTTGAAGTTGAGCTGGCAGACGCCGTTATACGCATTTTCGATATGAGCGGCGGGCTTGGTCTGGACGTAGCTGGCGCGATAGCTGAAAAATTAATTTTTAACAGCACCAGAATCGACCATACGCTAGAAAGTCGCCGCGCAGTTGACGGCAAGAAATTTTAAGGCTTGATATGACTGACGACATTCACTCATGCAGTTTGTTTTGTGACCTACCGGCGTGCATAAAGCGTCAGCGCGACGAATATCGGCAGGGGCTGATAGATGCGCTGCCAGTACAGCCAGCCCCTGCGCAAGATGAAAACCAATGCGTGCGTGAATTGCGGGAGTATGCCGCGAAGAACCAAGGCACCTACATTTTTCCAGGGTGGGATGGTGATCGCATTACAAAATATCTCACGCAGCCAGTACAAATAGCACCTGTAGCGCAAGCAGAGCCAGCCGGAAATGAGTGCATGGATATAACTGACATGCTAAAACTAGAAAGCATGACTCCAATCGAAGGATTCGACGAGATTTACAAGCACTATTCGACTACGTTTGGGCGCACACCCGACGCCTTTATGCAGAAAGTCGTAGGCGAAACAAAGCGGCGGTTGCTAGTGTGGTGGGGTGCGCACCGAGAGACCATCCGAGATGCGCTTGCGGCATATGAGGCAAACAGCCCGCAGCCAGTAAAGCCAGCCACCGATTTGACTGACGAATACCGCGCTTGTTGCTTGGATAGTGGGGCGATTGAAGAAGGACGTGCAATTTGCGCATACGAGTCCACAGGCGGCAATCTTTGGAATCACTTATCCCACGAACAGCGCCATTACTGGCGAAAAGTCGCGTTGCACGTCATGTACGCAAACCCTAAAAACCAACTTGGAGCAGACTGATGGACGATACCTCCCAATGGACCATGCCCCAAGAGGCCCGCGAAAGCCTGCGCCACTATCTGAGCGCTGCAATTTTGTTCCCTGGGACTGACAGGGACTCTAGTGTACGCGCGCGAACGCTTGCGGCATTCGATAGATGGTTTGCGCTGGGTGACGCTGTGCGGCCTGCCGCAACCAGTGCGCAGCCAGGACAGCCAGGACAGCCAGCACAGCCAGCCGTTAGTGACTTTGACTTCAGGGAGTCGGTTGGGTTGATGCTTGCAGCTGTTGGTTACACCGAGGATTACGCTCGACAGTGGCCGAAAGAGAAGGTATCAATCACATTCAAGCGCTGGTTTGATGAACAAATTAAGAACGCCAATGTCACGCAACCAGAACAGCCGCACGACAAAACAATTGACTCAATACTAGAAGGAATTGACAGCGACGAATGCAGCAGCCACAAAGGTTGGTGGGAAACTTCTACAGGTGCAACATTTGGCGCAAGTAAGTTGGCCGAAATTAAGGCGTATTTTGCTGCAGTCATCCCGCAGCCAGTACAGCCAGCCCGTTGCGTATATTGCGATGACACTGGCGATGTGCATGATGCAACTGGTGAATGGCGTGGAATATGTACTTGCGCTGAGAGCAAACCCGCGCAGCCAGTACCAACATGGCTAACTTCAGTAGCAGCAGAACTAGGTGTGACCAATCTCACTGAGGCTGAAGCGCGTCAAGCTGGTTACACCCCTTTGCCAGTGCAGCCACCCGGCACCACACCACAACCTGCGGAGGGTGAGCCATGGAACTTGTTAAAAACGTAACTATTCTTCCGGTCGTCACAACTCTGAATTTAGACGTGGAGCGCGTGCTGCAAGCTGCGATTGACGCTAAGCCAGCCTACGTTTTGGTGATTGGCGAAGATAAAGACGGCAATCTGTATTTCGCTTCGTCACAGTCAGACGGCGGTGAAGCGCTTTGGTGGATGGAAAAAGCTAAACGCGCACTTATGGAGATTTCAGAATGACACAAATACCAACACCAAGCGCATGGCGCGGAGTTCACACCCCTGACAGATCAGACAAAGTTGTAATGCAACAAGCTCTAGATGCTTTGCTTGGATATAAGCCGCACTCACTTACGCACGCAAAAGAGCAAAGTTCAGCGATTATTGCCCTGCGTGAAGCCATCGCCCAGCCAGTACAGCCAGCCGCCCCTGTAGCGCAAGCAGAGCCGAGCAATACGGATAGCCGCGATGCTGAGCCGCCTCTTACCGGCAGATGGCACCACGGTAACGGGCAATTGGTATCCGGAACCATCCGTGTTGCGCGCTGGGATTGCGATACAAACCCGCCCATCGAGTTTCGGGATGATCTGTTGGAATGGATGTGCGACACCCTCAACAGCGCCGTCAGCGACTGGAATCAGGCTGAAATGCGTCGTTCCATTGCAGCTAAAGCGAAGGACGCCACACTATGACTACCGAAACCAAAGACCTGTTGCCATGCCCGTTTTGCGGCGAAGGCGCAGAATTTAAACCTTACCTGAAAAATGGACTGACTTTGAAATGCAAGTCGTTGGGCTGTGTGACGTACAGCCAGCGCACATTGCGCCATGACTTAGATTGGTTACGCGACCGAATGACAGAGCACTGGAACACACGGGCCAGCGCAACCAGTGCGCCAGAGCAGCCAGCTGAGGCATTTAAGAAACTTAGCGATGATGAAGTGTTATGGCTTGCTCAGAGCCACGGTATAGACGTGTATGCCTGCAACCCTCTTGCTTTTTACGCTGACTTAATTAGCAATACGTCAGCGCAGCCAGTACCGCCAGCCCCAAAGGAACAGTCATGACAGCACGCCAAACGGTAGAGGCCGCGAAACAATCTCTTGTGGAATGGGCCTTATCCGCCACGCCAGATCAATTGCAACGTGGTGACTGGCGCATTGTCTGCGCTGGGTTGCGTCAGGCCAAGCAGCGCTTTTTTGACGCCAAGCTCGGCAACCAATCATGGCTTAACTGCTACATCCAGATCGCCGAATCACGAGGCAAAGAACCGGACGCCGAGCTTACCATCGCCCAGCCAGCCACACCACAACCTGCGGAGGGTGCATGAGCGAACTTTTGACACTTGACGATATTTCCAGTCACTTGAGCGTCAGCCGGATATACGCCCGCGATACGCTGGTGAAGCGCCCTGATTTTCCGCGCCCAGCGGTATTACTTAGCCAGAAAAGCAGGCTTTGGAGTCGGGCCTCGTTTGTCGAATGGCTTGATAAACAGGCGAAAAAACAGGCGCGCTAATTGGGTAGATCGATTAAAATAAACAAGCCCGCAAAGTGCTAGACACACGATGCAGGCTCTAACCAATCAGCGAAGGAACCGCATCATGGCTGAGGCCAATCTTACCGCGTGCGTTTTACGCGCCCGCCTAAATTACAACCCCGCGACTGGTATTTTTACTAGGCCTCGCAATCCCAGCTTTGAAGTTGGGCGTGTAGCGACAAAAGGCTACAGACAAATCATGGTTGCCGGAACCCGGGCCATGGCGCATCGCATGGCGTGGTTGTACGTGCATGGCGAATGGCCTGCGGGCCAGATTGACCACATCAACCAGTGCAAGGATGACAACAGCATAGCTAATTTGCGCGTGGTGTCCAACAAACAGAACGGCGAAAACATAACATTGTTTAGCCACAATACGTCAGGGCATCGCGGTGTTAGGCTCTATAAAAACAAGTGGATTGCGGAGATTAAACACTTAAAGCGCAGCACCTACCTTGGTTACTTTGGCT